TCATATTTTTTAAGCGCATCTCCCATACATACTCTGCACTCTCTGGAATGTCTAAGGTATCAAATGTAATAGTTTTATAAGCAACAAAAGCAGCATCTGCTGTTATTGTTTCCGTATTAAACTCATATTCGTAAAATGTATTTTCCCAACTTGCAGCGTCTAATATAAAATTAAAACCATTAGTGTAAGTTACATTTCTTTTTAAATACTTATTTTCCTGCTTTACCTGTAATGATTTAATTTTGCCAGTAAAACCTGGAGATGACAAACTATCTAATTGTAATGTATCTGTGTTAGTTGATAAAATTACATAGTCATAATCACCACTTTCTGTAATTGTTTTTGTAACACCACCTAAACGTAATCTAAGGCTACCACTATTTTCAATATCAACTTTTATTTTAACATAATACTTTCTACCAGATGTAACTGTGAAAGTAGTGTAGTATGCTACCGTTGCTATTATTGTACCTTCAAGTATTCCATTGTTTATAAACCAACCGCTGCCCAATGTCCAGTTAGCATCGGCAAAACCTTGCAATGGAAAGCTATTAATAATAGATGCTACTTTTACGGCAAATACAAACTGAAAAGGCTCAAAGTTTACAGGATTTAAAGCTTGGGCATAAAAGCCAAGTATTCCTGTATATGATAATCTTGCATCTGCATTTGTAGCGTCTAATGTCGGAGTAATTGTTGTTATTGGTGTTGTATTAGTAGCATAGTTATATTCTACTCCTGCTAATAAGTTTTGTTTAGCAAAGTGATTGTACCTAATAACTACATTTTTGAGTGCAGGATAGTATGTCCATTTACCTCCACTTAATCTCATTAAATCACTTCCTGGTAAATTAGTCTGTATATTAGACATGGTAAAATCAAAAGTAAATGTACCAGATGCCTGTACTCCTAATGCGCTGTATTTAAAATATCTGTGAGCTGCAGGATTCCTTGCATATTCATTTACCTGTATAAACCAATATTGATTGCCAGAAAATATTAATCTTGCGCCAAATGTTTGACATATTTTTTTTAAGACATCATAGCAACTTTGATAAATATAATTATTCTTTGTGTCTTTATGATAAAATGCCCTATGCTGTATAACTGTTAATAATGCGTAATCTTTACCAGCACTATAAGCAGTTGTATTCTCATTCCAATTAAATACCGTATGCAGCACAGGTAAGTTATTTGCAACAAGTTCACTTTGTACAAAATCAAGTTGATTAAGACAGTTTAAAATATGTTGTACTACTGTGTCTTGTCCATTGTAAGGCCCTACTGCACTTTTATAGTCTAAAGTTTTTAGCCATCCTAATCCATCAATAGCAGATATTTGAGCAACATAACCAATAGACAAAGGGATGTCCTCAAATTGCACCAAATCTGTAACTATATAACCATACCAATTAAAGGATACTGTCGTATTATCATCCTCATAAGCCGTAACATCTATTGTAAACCTTCCTTCAACCGCTAATCCAATATCAAGAAGTAATGTTTGTAAATCGTTATTATTTATAAGTAAAGATAAATTAAATGAAGATCCTATAATAGGTGTAAATCTTTCTTGTCCTTGCTGGCTTTCGCTATCATATTGTAAGCCTAATGATAAAGTATCAAATGTCCCAACAGCACCAGAATAATTACTATCTTTTATTGATACAGTAATCTTTCTGCGTTTTTCGTTATATACTGTCGTTTGATACCTAACTCCCATTATTGTATTCTACTAAGACCTTTTTGTGATCTGTTTAACAATATAATCAAATCATTTCCGCTTATCCTTGTTTCCAGGCTACCACCTACTCCCATATCTCCCATCATTGATTTTAATTTTGATAAAGGTGCAATTACTTCCGGATCTACACGAGCGTTCCTGTTATCACCTACCGTTGCCATAGTAGGCCCGTATGCCAAGCCACCTTCGGCTAACTTTGGAGCACCTATTTTCATTATAAGACTTTTTCCTAACGAACCAGCTAAACCTGCAATAGCAGGCGCAATAGCTAATAAAAATGGTGTAGGAGGTAAACCTGCTAATGCTTTAGCAACAAACACCTTAATCATATCGCCAATAATAACCGCTATGCTTTGCCTAACTGCTGCGGCTAATTCTTTCATGCTTTTAAATCCACTTTCTGCTAAATTTGCAAATGCCTCAATACCCATAACAAGTGATTTTTGTAATGGACTTAATAAATCCCCAATAGATTTTATAGCAGGCGTAATTTTAGTAAAAGAGTTAGCTACATCTTCGTTTGTTTGTTTTAATCTTTCATTTGCGGCCGAAACGCTTTCTAATTTTTCTGGCAATAAATCTAAGGTTGGTAACATACCAATTAAACCAACTTTTTCACTTGCTGCAGCTGATACACCACCACCGCCACCTGTAGGATTAGTAACACTTGGTTCTGTCGGCAAAGTTGGTGCAGTAATACCACCACCTCCACCAGTTGCTTTTGCACCAGTGGTAAACAATGAGGCAAGTTTGCCTTTTAAACTATCAACAGTATCTCCAATACTTTTAAACTCTGTGGCTACTATTCTTTGCTCCTTTTGATACGATGTTAATCCATCAAGATTGAATAGTTTTAAACCTAATGCTTTCTGTAGATAATCAATATTTTTTAAAACATTAGCTACTCCTTCCATTACAGAGTTTTTAATGTTTATCCAAATGTTTTTAAAATTGTCACTAAATGCCTTCCAGTTATCATAAACATACAAGGCAATAGCACCGATAGCAGCAATAGATGCAGTAACTACTAAAATCATTGGATTGGCAGCTAAATAGCTAAATGCTTTACTTATATTTCCTATTGCTTGTACTATTAATTTTGATGCTCCGGCTAAAGCACCGTATGTGCTTATCAATTTACCTACAATAAAAATAATAGGTCCAATCGATGCAGCCACTAAAGCAGCCTTAACGATAAAGCCTTGTGTCTCTGGATTAAGTGATTTAAATGCATCTACTAAACCTTGTATATATTTGCTTAAACTTTCTGCAACGGCTTGTAGATTTAATGATTCATTAATAGCCTTGCCAAATTCTGCAAGAGATGCCGTTACATTATCTTTTAAATTATCAAACGTATTCCCTAAACCACCTTGCGCCCTTTCTAACTTTGCTAAGGCAGAAACAGAGCGCGTAATAAATTCTTCACTACTTACACCTATTGCCCTTATGCCTTCTGCAGTCACTGTACCAAATTCCTCTTTCATTACTCGCGCAAACTCTGGCAGCCTTTCTTTTATCTGATTAAGGTCCTCCTGTGTTACCTTACCTACTGCGCTTATCTGACTAAGAGCCAATGTAACTCCGCTAAATTGCTCTGCTCCTCCTCCCGATCTCGCTACGGCATTACCAAACTGTGTTATTGTTTCCCTTGCTGCATCGGCAGACATTCCTACACTCTGCAACGAGGCAGAAGCCTGTACAACTTGTGGCAAAGCAAGACCAGGATTTTCAGCAACCTTTCGTAGTTTATCTAACTCTTCCTTTGCTCCTTCGCTACTACCCATAATGGCAATTAATCCATTCTCCAGTTTCTCCATGTCGGCAAATGCCTTCAATGAAGCTGCACCGACACCAAGCAATGGCAAAGTAATAGACTGCGTCATTGTGCTGCCGATGTTTTGCATCTGTGAGCCAAACTTTGTCATTCTACTTTCTACCTTGCCAAGTTCACGGGAAAGGCTTGAAACATCTATGCCAAGTTTAAGATTTAACTGCGCTGCATTTGCCATTATCTACTCTTTATCCCATTTCTCAAAAATTGACTTGTCAACTTCTGACAAACTTCTTTTAGTTGGTTTTACGTTATCTGTCTCCCAAGGAAACTCTATTAAATCTTTAGGCTTAATTGACTTTCCTTTTGCCGTATGAACATTCAATAAAAGTGTTGTTTGCCACCTGGCTCTCTCCCACTCAAATTGCTGCTCTATTTCAAATTGGTTATTATAACCTTGCATGGCTATAATAACCTCTCTCAATGTCATTTCATAGTATTGCGAAGGGGAAAATCTTAACACTCCAAAGCAAAAACGCTCTATATAATCAAGCGTTAATTCTGCTCCTCCGCTATCTCGTTTTTTCTTTCCGGATCTTCTGGCACTGAAATCTCATTTGTTATCAGCTCCGTTATCCTATTTATCCCTCCCTTGTCTAAATCTACTAAGTCGCAAAACTTTTCTAAGGTATATGGGCACTTCTCTCCCTTTGCCTTGTAACCTGCCTGCACACCAGCAAAAGCAAGTTCAAGAGCAAATAGGAGGTCTTCGCCAAGTTGGGAGAGGTCGCTAAGTTTTAGATTCCTCTCCCGTAAAAATGTACCTAACACGAACATACCAAACTTAACTGGTATGTCCGCATTAGCTATTTTTATTGTTTTCATGTTAGGTAATTTTTATTATGCTTTTGTTGTCTTCACGATTGCACCTGTCACCTCAAAGGATGCAGAGTAACTTGTATTCTCTTCTACGGCTGCATTAAGGTCTAATGATGTACAGATAGCAGACATCGTAAACACGTTGTCACCTTGTACGTCAGTAGTAAACTTAATAGTTAGCGCAGTACCACTAATTAAATCGGTAAAGAGATCATCAAACAAGTAATTGGTAGATGAGTCACCAGGTCCTGCATATAATGCCTCTGTGGAAAGTGTGCCAGATAACTGACCTTTCTTTACTTCTCTCCATCCTCCAGCTGCTGAATCCTTTGTTAAGATTTCACGCATAGCTGCGGAGATGTTCATTTGGCAGGATGTAGCATAACCAATAGCAGTGCTATCTTTGTATAACCTCATCAACGTACCGTTAATTATTCCAGTTGTTGCCATTTTATTATTTTTTAGCTTTTGACAAA